CAATCATTCCTTTGTAAATAGACCAGCCTGCTGACTGGGGTAACATCCTTAGCATATCAGACTGGGGCATTTTGTTCTAACTCCTGTCGTCTTATATCATTTGCATCTGGACCACCCTGAAGCCTTTGTTGTGCTTGCTCTGCTCCTAACGGATCTTCAGGTGGTGGTCCTTGTGGTGGTCCTTGTTGTTGTTCCGGTTGTTGTTGCATTCCTTGCATCTGTTGTTGTTGAGCTTGTTGCTCTTGGACCTGTTGTTGGATCATTTGTTGTTCTTCCATCATAGCCTGTTGGTCAGCCTGAGCCATTTCTTCTTCCAGTTCTTCACGTAGAAGAACACTGTTGTTCTCTAGGTTTGCCGGATGGAGAATATTACCTTGTTTTATTAACTCTAGACGTTCCTGCATCTCTAGATTGCGCTGGTCCTGTGCTACTGATTGTTTTTCATCTAGTATGGCTTTAGAATGGGCTATAGCTATACTTGATTCTGTCTGACCTTGTATCTGTTGCATTGCAAGTTGTGATTGTTGTTGGGCTGCAGCTTGAGTAGCTTGTTGTTGTGCTTGAGCTTGTTGTTGAACTTGTTCTTGTTGGGCTTGTTGCTGTGCCTGCATCTCTTGTGTTACTTGCTCTTCTGTCTTAAGGACTTTATCTGGCTCCATGTTAAATGCACGTAGGAGTGGTCTAGAGAAGGCTTCTTGTTTTAGGTACTGTTTAACTTCTGGCATCTGGCCTACTACTTGTAGGAAGTTAATAAGCTGTGTGTTATGTACTTCCTTTGCTACGTACTGCTCGTAACCTGTTGATATTGTTTCGTAGTCTCCTTTTATGGACATGTCTGTAGAGTCAACCATCAGCCAGCGGTATACTGCACTGATATTCTTAGTTATCATTGAAGATACTGAGCGTACTACGTCTGCGGTCTGCCTGTTTGCGTTGGAGTTAAGTATAGACATGCCTGTAGCTGTCTTGGTCTGTGACGGTGACATGTCTCCATAGCCTATGCTTGTCTGGCCTGAGTCTAGGTCTGCCTCACGTTCCATCTGTTGTATTACTGATAGGAGTCCGTTTGTTACGTCTGGTATCTGGACTGAAGAGAAGGAGTCCCTTACAGATGCACCCGGTTTTACACGGAACTGTTTACCCGGATATATCTGCTCTGTGTCAGTACCCGGCTCAAATGCGTTAGGATCTATAACTGTTAGTGGGGCCGCTGATAAGGATTTGCCCTCTATCATCATTGCGTAGGAGAAGTTAAGTATAGCTTGTGCATCTCTTATTGCGTAGTATATACCGTCACCCCATATTGATTCTGGATTCTTCTGCCAGTTGCAGAAGTGGAAGGGGAGTGTGTCGTCAAAGGGATTCTCTGCTATCTTTACTACTTTACTACCTATTACTGTTATGACCACAGGAGTGTACTCAGGTATGTTTTCTGTGTCCATGTCTATGTGGTTCTCTAGGTCTTGGCTGTCTAGGCTACCCCAGAACTCTAGTACTTCAAACTTTTTCAGTCTGTTACCAGATGTTTCGTTATATTGTTTAGGGTGTTCGCTGTCGTCATAACCAGAGCTTACTCCTAGTTCATCCTCAATGACTTCTTCTAGGACTCCCTCTATAAAGCCTTCGCCACTCTTTGCTAACTTTCTTAGTTGTATTTTACTTAGGAAAGATCGTTGTATTATGTAGTCTGCATCTTCTCCACTGCTTGCTTCTGGTGATGGAAAGACATTCCATATACTCACAAACTTACATGTGGGCATTAACTCCGATTCCAGAAACGACTCAATTGCCAGTAGATTGTCTGGAGTTTTAACCGTACTGTAGACAGGGTAGTTTTTGTGTTCCAAAGAAATTCCCTTAGTACAGCCTGTACCATAGAGGCAGAGTTCGTGGATTGCATGTTGGACTTGTTCGTTGTAGTTAGTTCTGTCCAGTACGTCCCTAATCTTGAACTCCATCTGTTTACTGCGTTCAATAAGCGCATCCTCAAGCAGGTCAGGCCTATCGGCTGGTGCCTGTATATCGGGAGGATAGAACCTCGGTTTACGTGAGGGGGTAATACTGAATGGTACTTTCCCATCCTCAAATAATAGAGTGTTAATCTTAATCTTCGCTGAGTTAATCTTACGCCTAGTCTGATTGACAAATATACCCCGTTCACTAGCCAATTCATTTGTCTTTGAAATCTTTGACGGGTACTTTCCTCGATACGCATCATATGCCTCCAACCAATGTTGTTCATGATCTCTACGGAACTCCCTTGCCTCCTGAAACTTCTCCTGTACTATTGCTGCAAAGTCATTCACGTCTGTTTCAACCGTGTCTGCTTCTAGTGCCCCAACTACTTCTTCAGGGTACTCTTGCTGTTCCTCTTCTTCGTATTGGGCCATGTATAACTCTTTAGTCTTTGTTGTCTAGGTTAATGTCTATAATATCACCATTATCCATTGTAAGTACATAGTTATCTTCACGTGTGTACTTATATAGGACTTCCATTACATCAGTGAATAACTCAGATGTTACGACACTTCCAAGGTTGTGATGTGCAACGTCAACTAAGTCTTGTAGTATCGGTTGCACCTCTTCTATAAAGTTCTCTCTTTCTAATGTGGAATTTTGCTTAAAGTCTACCTCAATTATTTTCCCCATACTACAGTCCAGATGGCTGGTATAACCTTAGTTCTGGTTTCATGTATCTCCTATTAATGTTCTTCTCCCATTCTTCCATTGCTGGAAACATTTTGCAACCAAAACATGCAATAGCTAAAGCCATTACGCAGTCATCGTGGCTTCCTGATTGAGCAGCCATCTTACCATTCGGCATATTAACAAACGTCTGTAGCTCATCCAGAATCTTGGGACTCCTAATTTTTATTTCGTCTTCCCTGATTAATTCACGTAGGTAGTCTATTATCAGGGGCTTAGACTTAACCGTTGTGTGGAAGCCTAACTTTCTTGCTGACCTACTTGATCTTTCGTCTAGGATCTTTTCTGAGTAGAGGTCAGGGTAGATGTGTATGTCAGAAAGGAACTTAAGAGTTACTAGGCCGTGGTTGTTTCTTTCTACAATTAGTTTCGCATTATTGTACCATTTACCTAAACTTGCAAGCTGCCATGCAAATAAATCTGGGTCTATCTTTACACGTATAGTAGCCACTTCATCCATGTTATGTGCGTTGAGGACAACTGCTACACTCCAGTCTGTGTCCCTTCCTACGTCTAGGCCTTCTGATATGTCTGCGCCTATACGGTACTCCCTGCCCGGAATAGGCCTCTCCCATACCTGTAACTCACCGCCGTCCAAGGACTCTATTAGGTACTTCTCTCCTCCACGTTGTTTCCACTTCTGGACTGGAATGTGGAACCCTTCTGACGGATTTTCCCTTTGCCGTTTTTGAGATATTAGAACTTGATTACTAAGATTGTCTGCATGGAAGACACCCCTACCTGTACTTACAAAGGCCTCCCTAGCGTTTGTAGGAAACTCTTGGTGAAACTTTCTTAAGTCATTCTGACACTGTGTCTTAATACACTGCCTGCGCCAGTTGAGGTTTTCTAGTGTTACAGTGTAACTCTTTACCTCGTCTCCTAGGTCGTACTCACAGGAAGTGTCTACTAGAGCTAGTTCTGCATCACCGCCGTATCTCTTGTCCTGACCTAGTTCCTTGCGGAAGGCTTCCTTGTCCTCTAGAGAGTCAAAGGGTTTAGAGTAGTAGCTGTAGATGTACCAAGGGAAGAAGATACTCTCCCAACCTGAGTTGCCTTCTGCTGCATCCCAGTACATGTCATGGAAGACACCGCCCACGCCTTGAGCCGTTGATTCAATTATTGCTTCTGTGTTAAAGCCCTGTACTACGCAGTTAAGCAGGCCTAATAGGTAGTCCTCTCCTGAGCCAGACCATGAGGCTACTTCGCTACAGTGTAGGTAGTCAATCTTACTTCCACGTACCTCCCGACCCCCTACAGTTGATAAAGAGTATGACGAATTTAGACCCCCCTCCTCACTGCCCCAGTGTAAGTCCCGCCTGCCGCTGTACTTAAGTTGTGGTTTAATTTCGTGTGGTAGATTCTGTTCCATAGTACGTGTCATTGCAAACATCACGTCTGTAGCCGCCTTACTATGGGTGGTGATCTGGACCACCTTATTCTTATTCATTGCGGCGTGCTGGAAGTACCGCCCCTGCACGTATGTTGATATTCCAAAACGTCTTGCTTTTAGGACAATCATTCTAACGTGATTATCCTGTTTAAGCTGCCG